CTACTTCTTTGAAGAGGATCCTGTCACTACAAAGGTGAAGGGGATGCGAATCCTTGACTCGTTATCTCTCTTCATCGGAAGGAGGAAATGATGTCAAAAGTAAGCGCATTCGGTTTCACCAACGTTACAGCTGGAAGTAATACCATAACTCCAAAAAAGTTAGGATTAACTTCTAATTATGCTGTAAAATCTGATACTGCTGATACGGCTGTACTTAATAATAAGACAGCACCTATCGACGTTGAGGAGGTTATCACGTATCGTTCTCGTGATATCCAGACGGTTAATACGTCCCTCAACATCCAATACCCCTCACCCGTAAGGAAGGGAATACAGTATCAGATAGTAGTTGAGGATACACTCTCGACTACAGATACTGCTGATGCAGATTTCAGAGTTGACGAACCTATTGTTTGTCAGCTCACAATCAGACACCCCAAGTCAGGAAACATTGGCAACGCTCAGGTTGCTACTGTTTTCGAACGTCTTATTTCATCTTTGATGAAATCAGATGGGACCTGGAGGTTTGATGACCTTATGAGATCTGCAGAACGTCCAGTCGTTGATTGACGACTAGAAAGGAAGGATTGATGAGTAATAGAGACTTATTACGTCTCGTCCCTCGGGAACTCATTGACTCTGCTCTTAGAGTTGATGCCGAGGTACTGAGTACCAACCCACAGGTATTCGAGAAAGAGAATGTCGAAATTTATGACATAGCCATTAATACTTGGATGTTATGTGTCCGCGATTTTGCTCCATATACTTGGACATATATCGCGACACGCATCCGTAAGTTTGGCTTAGCCAGCACAGTAAAATATTTTACTGATGCTGCGTCCCTCTTTCTTAGTGAGGAAGAAATGAGCGAATATCCTCTTGCTCTATCTCTTTATAAAGAGATTGAGAAGAGCTATTATGCCCGTTCTGTCCTTACCGATGGATATTCAACCCTTGAATCCGTCGAAGGTATTTTCCTGTTCCTTTGCCGTTATCTTAAAAGACTTACACCTGCTCATGCAGATAAGTTGGATAAACAGGCAATATTGGAATTTAAGGAAAATCAAAATAGACTAAAACTCATAGGCCGTAGAGGTTACAATCCCCTCATTATCGACTTATGCCGTTCTGAAGTAGATGCAGGTCTACTTTGGAACCGTATCCGTGAATATTCAAAGATCCTCATGAAGGATATTGAACTTTCACCTGGTACTTGTTTTAGTCTTAAGGGACTCCCTCTCCGTAATCTATATGCTAAGTACGAATCACTTATTTGTGAATATGCGTACGACAATATAGATGTATGGAGGCGGAGTGTTTGGCAATTTGAATTGGGTGATAAGGCACGTCTTATGACTGTACCTAAATCATTCAGTTCTGCTCGGACCATCGCACCAGAGGAATGCCTACGACAGGCGATTTCTCATCGAATGTTCTCTCTTAGAGTTAGAACTCCAGAGGGAATAGATCTTGAAGATCAGACGGTGAACCAAGCATATGCCAAACAGGGGTCAATCGATGGGCAGTTTTGCACCATTGATTTATCCCATGCTTCTGATGACGTAACATGGCTTCTTGTACAAGAGATATATGGGGAATACCCTGCATATCTTGAGTACTTGAGTCGTATTCGTCCTAGGTACGTCATTATCAATGACCGTCCTGTATTATTACAGAGCTTCGCGACAATGGGGAATTCCATGACTTTCCTAGTGGAGAGTGAGATTTTCTACATTATCACGAAGGCCGCTGTACATTTTGCACAGCGTCACGGAGTTGATTGTGAAGATACCGTCATCGTTTATGGTGATGATATCGTCGCACCAGCAGAAGCATACCCGTTCATTGAGGCATTCTTAACGGCTTTGGGATTTTCCCTGAACGCTAAGAAGAGCTATTGGACGGGTGCGTTTAGAGAGAGCTGTGGAAAGGATTATTTAAATGGTGTTGATGTTTCTTCACCATACTTTCCTCGACGCCCTCTCTTCTCGCTCCTTAATTGGTACAGAAACCGAAACGGTGAATTAATCACTGTTGTTGAGAGTCTTATTGCTCTTCAACATAGGTTGATGAATGTTTCCCCATTGGCAGCTCAATATATTGAGCTATACATCCGGGAACACCGACCAGATCTTGGATCTGTACCAGTAGGAACACCAAGTACTGACCTCTGGGGTTACGATATGATTCCTTATTCATACCGTTATATACCAGAGTATATTCGACAGATGACAGACGCTGAGGATCCCTGGATCTTCAGATCTGGCTCGTGGAGGTATTCACTTAATAAAGTGAAATACGTGAGAACACTCATCAAGGATGATATTCATAGCGTGGCTATGCAGTATCGTCCGCATGTCGAATTAGAGAAGAAGAGTCTTCCTGACTCTATTCTCTATCTTCAGTATTTGGCTGAAGGTCCCTACTATGCTACGCCTCTTGACGCGGCAATGGGGATCTCTACTAGCAGGCGTTCATTACCTGCTGGTAGTCCACACTCAGTGTGGAAATTGTTTGAAATCTAATTCAAACAACTAACCTAAGGGTTAGGGGCTTGGGGTCTTCCCTTCTCTCAC